ATGGCATGAGCTTGAGCGCGCTGTGGGCGCTGATATGCTCGCACTGGCTAGGCTGAAAGCTGGTGGAGATGCTGCGACTGTGGAGCAGGTGCAACAGGTGCTGAACCTACTACTTAGGTAGTCATTGCAACTATACATAACACCCGTCGTGTCTACTGTGTCTGTCGTTCACCCTATACGCGCACGTTAACGCGCACGGTATCGCGCTCGCGTGTCGTGCTGGCGCATGTAGGGAAAGACACCCCTTGCCCCCCACCCCTCGTCGCTCACGGAGGGGTGTTCCTCTGAATTTTTCCTGAGATTTTTTGTGGAAAGGTAATTTGTGATGAAGAAGACAGGATGGCCTGCTGGACTGTTGCAGGATGATTGTTCAAGATTGAGTCGCTGGTTTGCCAGTAGGCCAGATGCTAGGTATGTGATTAGGAAGTTGTTTGGCAATCAACAGGTAGACGATGTATCTAGACGAACTATGGCACTCACTAAAAAAAGTGAGAAGACACCGTAGTGTGCAGCACCTTGTTTATCTAACCTGACCAACAGTGTCTAGTTGTTGGCTCCACCTGTATGGCCCCGTTCGCTGTGCTACTAGAAGTCCCAATGGATGCGGTACGTTTATCTCAGTCGGTTAGCTGCCTACCTTCTGAAGGGCTGAGTGATGGCCCCATGTATCAACTATGCCACAGTTCACACTGACAAACAAGAGATTTATTTGTTCTAACGCTACCACTGTGATAGCATTGATTCTGTTGACGGTGTTCTATATTTGACTATGGAGCTACAGGCCCATCAACTGACATCTTGGAAAGACAAGAAACAACACGCATGAGGATTGTGACAAGCCTGAAGCGGCACTATGTTGAGATGGTGTCTAGACAGTCCTCAGTCGTGTTGTAACCACTTCACTAAAGGAGAAACGAATGGAAGTGCAAGTCAATACGGGCTTTCTGATGCCCAACACACGTAAAGAGTCTGACACTCATGCTGACTACACAGGCACATGGACAGACGCTGATGGCGTGGAGTTCTATCTCAGTGCTTGGTCCAATGTGTCCAAGAAGTCTGGTATGCCTTACTTCAAGCTGAAGCTCGGCAAAGCCAAAGGTGCTGCCCAAGCGTATCAGCCACCTGCTCAACCAGTGGCTCAAAAGCGCCCACCTGCTCAGTTCCCTGACGACGACATCCCATTTTGATTAACAGGGGAAAGCGGATGGCCCTTGTTTTGTGCATTGGTCTAGGCCCACCTAACACGCTGAAGCGAGTACCCTGACCCACTATGGCTGAAGAAAAGATTGAGAAAAAGACAAGCGGTTCCTACCCATCTGTTCGCGGATGGGGTGGAGTCCGTAACGTGGTGCAGCGCATTGAGCGCTCACAGACTATTGTTGCCAACCGAGAAGCTGTCGCGTACAGCCTGCTTGCGATGGCTAACACCAAGATTACAGACATCTTTGAATGGGATGAGTCTGGCAACGTAAAAGTCAAGCCAAGCAACAAAATCCCTGAACACGCACTGCAATCCATCAAAAAGATTAGCCAGCGTATCGACAAAGATGGCAATGCCACCATTGAGCTTGAACTGTACGACAAGGTTCAAGTGCTTCGTATTCTTGCCAAGGCTTCTGGTTTGCTGGACAACCCTGAAGACCAAAGTGACAAACCATCGGTGATTGGCATCAACGTCAAAGCACCTGACATTCAGGACATCGAATGACACAAGAAGACATCATTGAGATGGTTCGCCAAGCAGAAGATGCAGTAATTGCAAATCCAAACCTTGATTGGAAAATTGAGTTTGCCAAACTGGTCGAGGACAAAACAAGGCGAGAACTACGTGAAGAAATAGTTTACACATGGGTTCCACCTAGTTTTGTTAATTTTGCTGTTAAAGCAGAGCGTGAAGCGTGTGAGTCGATAGAGTATGACTTGGCAAAATCACCTGCAATGTTTGCAACGATGGCTGAATACAAATCCTATCGTGATGGCGTTGAAAAATATCGCGCAGCAATCCGAGCAAGAGGTGAAGCATGAGCAAGACCAAAGAACGCAGTTCCAAAGAAGTGCCAGTTGAAGGTCTAAATCTAGACTTCAGCAAGTCACCTGTCATCTACGACTTCATCCAAAGCAATGCCTTTGTGCAGGGCATCATGGGTCCAGTAGGTTCTGGCAAGTCGTATGGTTGCTGTGGAAAGATTTTCATCAAAGCCGTTCAGCAGAAACCTTCTCCAATCGACAACATCCGATACAGCCGATGGGCCATCGTGCGTAACAGCTACCCAATGCTGAAGACCACGACCATCAAAACTTGGCTCGACCTGTTCCCTGAGTCCACGTTTGGCCCAATGCTGTGGACTCCACCAATTACCCACCACATCCGATTGCCTGCACGTGGCGAAGCGGCTGGCATCGACTTGGAAGTTATCTTCTTGGCCCTTGACCAACCAAAAGACGTTCGCAAGTTGCTGTCTTTGGAGCTGACAGGAGCTTGGGTGAACGAAGCGCGCGAATTGCCAAAGGCTGTGATTGACGGTTTGACTCACCGTGTTGGTCGCTACCCAACAAAACGTGATGGTGGCGCTACTTGGCACGGCATTCTGATGGACACCAACCCGATGGATGACGACCATTGGTGGCACAAGATGGCTGAGAAAGAAAAGATGTCAGGCAAGTACGCTTGGAAGTTCTGGAGTCAGCCAGGTGGTGTCGTGCCAGTTGCTCAAGAAGATTTGCCTGAGATGCCTGAAGCCAACGACCACATTTTCAGTGCTGGCAAATGGTGGAAGCTCAATCCAAAAGCCGAAAACGTCAACAACTTGCCTGCTGGCTACTACCAACAGATGCTGCTTGGTAAGTCGCTGGATTGGATTCGCTGCTATGCGGGTGGCGAATACGTCTATGTGCAGGAAGGTCGCCCTGTTTGGCCTGAGTACGAAGACGGAAGTATGTCTGGACCAACGGAAGTTGACCAAACCGTGCCAATTCAGGTCGGTCTTGACTTCGGTTTAACCCCTGCTGCCACTATTGGACAGCGTTTACCCAACGGAAGATGGGTTGTCCACCAAGAAATCGTCACTTTTGACATGGGCCTTGAGCGCTTTGGACACCAATTGCTTGGTGAACTTAACGCCAGATACCCAAATCACCAAGTGATGATATGGGGCGACCCTGCTGGTATGGCGCGCGATGCCATTTATGAGGTAACAGCCTTTGACTTCCTGCGAACCTTGGGTCTGAAAGCGCAACCAACTGCGTCAAACGACTTCAAAGTGCGTCGTGAAGCGTCGGCTGCTCCAATGCAACGCTTGATTGGTGGCAAACCAGGTCTTCTGGTCAACACTGAGTGCAAGTTGTTGCGTAAAGCGCTGTCTGGTGGCTACCACTTCAAGCGCGTTGCTGTCGGTGCAGGCCATGAACGGTTCCGAGATGCGCCAAACAAGAACGAACACTCCCATATTGGCGACTCATTTGGCTATCTGATGCTAGGTGGTGGCGAATACAACCGCATGACACGCTCAGTCCAGCTTGGTGGCAGAGCGCCAATCCAGACTACTGCCAGTACGGACTTCGACATCTTTGGTTAAGCTATCACAGTGAAAGCATTGCACTTGCTTTCCTGTGAATACGGCATAGAATTGCCGCATGTCTATTGAATTTGACCCATGTGTTGTGCATCATTTTGCTGCTGGTGTGTACGCCAAGCAAATGGTGCTTCCTGCCAATCATTACGCTATCAAGCACACCCATGACTATGACCATCTGAGCATTCTGTCCAGTGGCAAAGTGATGGTTGATGTTGATGGCAAAGTGGATGAGTACACAGCGCCAGCTTGTATCACCATCAAGGCTGGACAAAAGCATCGCATCGTCGCAATAGAAGATTGTGTTTGGTTCTGCATTCATGCAACTGATGAAACAGACCCAGACAAAGTTGATGAAGTCTTAATAGGGGGTTAATATGCCATTTTGGGTAGCAGGTGCAATTCTTCTTGGTAGCGCATACCAAGCCAAAGAAGCAAGAAGCTCGCGTCAGGCTGCTGAAGAACAGCAACGTACCGCTCTTGCACAACAAACAAAAGATGCAGCAGACATGCGAGCAACTCTTGCAGAGCAAACAAAGGCTGCAATGGCTCAAGCTGGCTCACTTGAACAACAAGCATTGATTTCAAAGCAGTCATTTGATGCTGCTCAACTTCAATACTCAGAAAACAAATCTGCAATGGAGAAAAAGGCTGCTGAAGTTCAGGCTGCTGCTGATGAAGAACGTCGCAAAGCTGCTGCTTCAGAAGCATCTGCATTGAAGGCTCGTACTCGCGGTGGTCGTCGCTCATTGCTATCTCAAGAACGTATGGATTCTGAACTCGGAATCTCTACAACTCTTGGCTCTGGAATGATGGTGCAGTAATGGCTGCTCCACTCACGCAATTTCAAAAGAGAATGGCTGCTCGTCGCGGCTCATCCAACATTGAAGCTCTATCTAAGCAGTATCAGCAGTCAATCAAAAACATCTCTGGTGAATACGAAAAGTCTTTTGCTGAATACCAAAAGAAGCGTGAAGAATCAATGGCTCCATACAATGCTTCTGTTGAAAAATACAAGGCAGAGTATGGTGTTTTTGAGAAAAACCTAGCTGACTACAAAAACAAGCTAAGTAAATACCAAGAGCAACTTGCGTTCTCTGAGAAAAATCCATTGGTTGAAGTTTCATCTGACCAATACAAAATAATCCCGAACACTCAACCAATTAGAACTGGTGGAATGTTGCCAGTTGATAGTTCAAAGAACGAAGGTTCAAAGATTTCTTTCAATGGTCAAACGTATAGTGTTGCAGCAGGCGATACAAACATTCCAGAAGGCTACACCTTTGAGAATGGCAAGCTGTATAAAACATCTGCACCAGCAAAGTTTGAAGAAAAAGCTCCTGTTGGACCGACTGCACCAGCAGCTCCACCAGCTATGGAAGACTTTGATGCGACTCAGTTTGAAGAACAGAAGGTTGCTGCTGAATCAACATTCAAACGTGAAGTGAATGAGCGCAAAGCTGCAAAACTTGGCGCTGTATCTCGCAGAGGTACACGACCACTTCTCTCTGGAGCGAAGCCATGATGGACAACAAGACAAAAATGCAAGCTAAGGTCGCAAAAGTAATGCGCGAATACAAGGCTGGCAAACTTAAATCGTCAAGTGGCGACAAAGTTACCAATGAAAAGCAAGCTATTGCCATTGCAATGAGCGAAGCTGAAGCTGTAAAGAAGGGTAAGTAATGCCTGAACGTAATTTACTTGCTGATGTCAGCATGGAGCCTGAAGAAGAATCTTTGGATTCATGCCCAGAAGTCTTGAAAGACAAGGCAATGAGCATTCGCAATCACAGAGTGTGTATTGCCAAAGCTGACCTTGGACCTGCCAACCCAAAGATGCCTGAAGTCATGTTTTGGCTTCACAAATCAATGAAGTGGAACGTCAGCGAAAACGCTGCACGTGAAATGGTGTGTGGCAACTGTGGCTACTATCACAAGACATTGCAGATTGACGCATGGATGAAGCAATACCCACAGGTGACTCCACCTGAAGTTGACAAATCATGGGTTGACACCAATGAGTCTGGTGGCTACTGCACAGAATGGGACATTCCTTGCACATCATCTCGCACTTGCGACACATGGGAGCCAGGTGGTCCTATCACTGACGCAAAAGGCAAGAATCCGTTTGAAGGTTTGAACGAATAATGGCAGTCATTACTGTTGAGCGCGAGTCAGATGACACAAAAGCACAGTTTGTTGCGCTGACTCAGAAGAACAACGCTGGCACTCAGGTAGTTGCTGGCGCTGATGCGCCCGTCATCATGGTTGATGTGAACCATCAACGCAATCACGATGGTCGTGCATTCTTTGCGTACAAGATGTATCCAGATAGCTCACCATTGGCTGCAACAGCAAGCATTGACATTGTGCTTGCATCACCTTCTGGTGTGTTTCCACACATCACAGTTGATGCAATGTGTCTTGGTGATGCTGAGTTCTACATCTACGAAGGTACAGGTACAACTGGCGGCACAACACTGACACCAGTGAACAGAAATCGCAACTATGCTGAAAGCAATCCAAGCCAATTGGCAATGGTTGTGAACCCAACAGTGACATCTCTTGGCACTCAGATTGATGCACAAGTAATTGCTGGTGGCTCTGGTAAAAAATCTGGTGGTGGCTCTGCTGGTTCACTTGAGTACGTGTTGAAACCACTGACAAACTATTTGTTCCGTCTAACCAACGTGAACGGAACTGCACATGCAGCGCACATGCAATTGGAATGGTACGAATAAAGG